CTACATTGGCGACAACATATACAGCGTCGTTTTTTGTCAGGAATATTGATCGTGGATTTTGTCAAATTTTATTCGGGTCAGGAGGGCACGGCGGAAACGCGTATGCCAATTTTGATTTAACGACTGGATCGCTCGGAACTGTCGGCGCATCAGCAACCGCGACTATTACGCCTAGTGGAAATGGATTTTACCGCATTACATGCACTGCGCCTGCAACTGCCACAACATCAGCAAGCGCGCAACTGGCGCTCATCCAATCCAGCACCGCTGCGCGCGCAGAGAATTACACTGGCAGCAACAAAACAATTTACGCTTGGGGCGGCCAAGTAGAGGCTGGGGCTTTTGCCTCCCCGCCGATCCTCTCTGCTTCCGCCACCGTCAACGGCAATCAGCAGGTTGTAGACCTCACCGGACGGCTCTCGGCGGGCGTGGGGGTTATCATGCAGTTCAACCCGCTGGACATCACAGCGCAGTTCAAACAGCCGATCAGCTTCAATGACGGCACACCTAACAATTACCTGAACGTCTACATGGACACGGGCAGCGGAACCCCACTTAGCCAAGTTACGACCGCAGGGGCGACCCAAGGCAACGTGATCATGCCGGGTGCAAACGCTACAGGCGGATTTGTCTAGGATAGGCAGGCTCATACCGCTTTGAAGTAAAACCCACACAGCCAATTGTTGTCGCCCAAATCATTGATGTCAATGGAGTGCGAAAGCGGCGACGAGTTGTAAATCTTGTACCCGACACGCATGTCATTGTTAGTAAGGTTGATTTCAGCATCAAAAGCCGGAGATGCAGTCGAAAATGTCACATTGCCTAGGTACACCGCGCCAACTCCAAGTAGCACAACGGGAATTGTTTCTGCGCTCGGATCAACCGTTATCGCAGCAGGGTTGGTGTCAATGATCCCGCTGTTTTGTGGCGTACTGACCGTGAGCGTTGTAAAATTAATCGACGGCCTAAACACCAGTCCGATTTTGCTATCTGAGGCACCTCCGTTCATGCCGGTAACAGATGCCTCTGACCCTGTAAGTTTCTTCCAACTCACCATTGCGCGCGCAAGCGGCGATGATCCGCCGCTAGTGTTAACGATGTTCGTAAACCCACTTGGCGTGACGGCAGTTGGAGTGCTTGCCCCGTCAGCCGTTGTGCTGAAAATTAGGCGTCCAGGCATATCGTTTGTGCCAGGTGTGCCGTCAACTTCGGCTGAGATTGCTGCCGCTGGAATAAAGTTAGTGCCATCGTCTCCTGCATATGAGATAGCACCGAGACTATCATTATTTGCAACTACACCTCTTGTCCCAATAGTCGCACTTTTTGACCTTGCAAAGTTAAATGTTGGCGTTGCTGATGCAGTTGCAGACCAGAGCGATGTAGTCATTCCTGATCCGGCATAACCAGTGCCAGCCTGAAAATATCTAGCGTTTACATTAGTTCCGTTAAATGTTTGAACTACGATTGAACTTGTGTATCCGTTTATTACGTTGCCACTTGCATCAATCACAAACGGTGTTGCATCAGGATTGCTTGAATCCTCAACCAACAGGGCATCGCCAGTACCAAGCTGAGTGATACGCAATGCGGCATTGGTGTTGTCAGTGACGCTTATTATTTGATTGCCACTAAGCGTTGTTGTGCCTGAAGCCGACAAGGTTGTGAACGCACCAGTCGATGTTGACGTTGCACCAATCGACATGTTGTTGATCGTGCCGGTTGTGCCGGAGCTAATCGTGATTGTGCCCGCGCCTGTCGTGGTGTACGACTGATTGTTTGTCGTCGTATTAAAGGTGATCGCGGTGGAAGCAGTCAGTGCTGTGAACGTACCGGCAGCAGCCGCTGTGCCGCCAATCGCTGGCGGGCTGGCCAGGTATGCACTAAACCCTGTGCCAGAGACTGTGCTGCTGGCGCTCAACGTGGTGAACGCACCAGTCGATGCTGTCGATGCACCAATGCTTGAGCTGTTGATTGTCTTGTTGGTCAGCGTCTGTGTAGCGTCAGTGCCTACCAAGGTAGTGCTGGCGTCAGGCATCGTGTACGTGCGCGTGGTGCTGGGGGTGATGTCGCTGGCCTGGAACTGAAACTTCTTGCTGTTGTCGGCCCCGTCTTGGACCGTGAAGTCGCTGTCGGTCACGGTGGCCAGAGGCAATACGCTTGTGGCTTCCAAGAACGTGCCCAGGCTGTTGACAACAATAAACTTGTTTGCGTTTGATGTCAGTGTTGGCAGCTTGTCAAATCCAGCCGTGATCAGGTCCAACTCTGACCGCATAGAAGCGGACGTGGCCTGAGCACCAGTGGATGGGAACGAACCGTGTGTATAGTAGTTATTGCTCATCGCAGTCCTCTTCGCGGTGTGTAGTGCAGGATCGCGCTGTTGATTGTGAATGGCTGGAAATAAGGCGAGTTGGATGCAATCTTCAGCGCAATATTTTCACCGGTGCCATTCACCTCAACTTCGGATGGCGCAAGGGTGCGCCCGTCCCACACAAAAAAGTCCCAATAAGAAGTGTCCCAATAGCTTGCAACCAAGCTGCTGGAGTACAAAGTCTGAACGGCTTGGCCAACATCAAGAGACGCATACGCCAGGTCATAGCTGAAATTGAAGTCGGCATAACTGGTGCCCGTAACTTCCAAAGACGCTTTGCGAAAACGCTTCAGTAAGCGAGGGCTGCCAATCGCATTGAACACCAAGCTGATGTTGGCCGCAATCTCAGCACCATCAAAAGATGTTCCGGCGTCCAGCCTGTAAACGTATCCGTTGGTTGAACCAAAGAACGAAGTCTCTGACCCGTCAGGCCGCTGGCCTTCGGACATGCACGTCACCGCATTGGGAAACTGCACCGGCATGGCACCCATGAAACTGCCGTTGGCCAGGGTGACATACAGGCCGTAGCCGTCGCTGAAGAAGACCCGGTACTGGCCCTTCTCTCGGTTCACGCCGCTGGCTGTCACCAGGTTGCGTCGCTGGGCAATGAACGGCCTCAAGTTCAAAGTCAAAGACGCAGAGTCAAAGTTGCCGAAGTTCAAAGTGGTGGCCATGTTGACAACGCCACGGTCATCAAACGAATAGCTGACGTTGATGTTCTGGCATCCGTACGGCTTGGCTCCCGTGCCCACGTTGTATGAAACAAGTTGGAAGTTGGCCGAGCTGCTGCCATACAGGATCGAAGTGTTGTCGTCCGAGTAGATGGCCATGGCACCGGTTGACTGATCGCCTGGTTGAACCAAGAATGCCGTTACCGCAGCGTTCAGCGCAATCTCGCCTGCGCCCACGATGGGGCTCCAAGAGTAGGGGTTGGCAATTCCAGAGAACTGGACCGATGCGCCAAAGCTGAAAAACAAATGCGACTTGTGGACAACGACGTGGTTTGGCTGGTCGGTTGTCATGCCAGTGCGAATTCGCACGTAGGTTGTGCCATCAAACTCAAACCCGTAGTTGACGCCATCTGCACCGTAGATTCGAGACTCGCCATTGATGTTGTCAATGACCATCTCAACCCGGCCCGTGGGGTTCAACGTAATGGCCGCTTGAGTAGACGCCGCGTGCGCGTAGGTCGTAGTGCCTCGGCGCAAATTTTCACCGGACTGAAACGTGCCGGTGACTGATGCAAACGTCAGATAACCGGCTGCGCTGCTGGCAGCCCAAGTGCCAGAGGACAACACGACCCGAGTGATCGTGGCCGTAGCTCCGCTTGCCTGGCCGGTAATGACGTCGCCTTCGTTTAGCTGCAAGCTGCCCGAGTCAAAGGCCATCTCATAGCCCAACGCCACCTGGGTCCAACCGCTCGACGTGGTCTTGTAGATGTCCATGGCCGTTGCGCCTGCGTTGTTGCGCCAGGCATACACCGTGTTGTTGTAGTAGATCACGCCACGGATTGGGCCGCTGCCCGGCACCGCGCCGATGTCGGACCTGTATGCCTCACCGGCCAAGTAGGTGTATTCCCCAACCATTGCGTTGGTGATGGTGACGGATGGGCCAAGGGCCGTTACAGACGTTTTCAGCACGCCGCCTACGTAGACGTCGTTGCCCACGGCAAACGAGCTCACAGGCTTGGTGTAGACCACCGTGGTGCCGTTCAACGCGATGATGTAGGCCGAGACCGTGCTGGTCAGATTGGTGATGGTGTTGCCCACAGCCAAGCCGCTGGTGCTGGCCACGGTGATCGTGGAGTAGACCGCGTCCGATGGGTTGGGCCGTCCGTCGAAACGCTCATACCCAGGTATGCGGGTATACCCGCCCGTGATCGCCACCTCAAAATTGACGGCCTCGCGTGCGATGCCCGGTGGCAAGGATAGGGTTGGGGTTACAAGGTCGAGTCCGCCCTGGAGCTGGATCAGACTGTATTTGACGGGGGGCATTCCTGTGGCCATGATTACGCCAAGGGTGGTCCGCTGACAAGGGTCGGCAGCTGGTCAATCTCCATTCGCGAGTACAAACGTCGGTACTCGAAGTCACCTCGCGATAGGACTTCAGGAGCTGCCTCGTATCCAGCGTAATACATCATGGCCCGATAAACGATGGCCATGTGGAATCGAGTTGGTAGAGCTGGTGTGTCACTGTCAGCCGAGAGACTGACAGGTTGTGTGTAGTATTCAGCATCGATCACGTATGCCTGGTCAGGTGTCGAGCCAAAGGCCATGTCCTTCTCAGGTGTGATGGATATAACGACCGGACGCGCGGTCGTGTTGCGCATGTTGGCGTAGCGGTAGAGGTTACGGAATGTGGTCCATTCCATGTAGTTCATCAACTGCTCGTCTTTGTAGTCTTGGCCAACACTGGAACACCGGAAGCTGTCACGCTTCCAGTTTCCAAAATCAGACAGGCCAGCGTCAGTGGCGGTGTATTGCCACTGAGCTCCAGTCGTGTTGAAGTTAAAGGGCTTGCGCAAGAACAACCAATCTTCTTTGCTGGTCTGGATGTCGATCCAAGCCTGCTGCACCCAAGACACCATGCGACCGGATTCGCCTGTTTGGCTCTGAGCTGTTGAAAGCGCAGGGCCAGACACGCCGCACTCGACGCGAGCTTGGTTGACAAGTTGAAGGAGGTTCATGCGCGGCCCTTATTAGGCTTGCTCAGCCAAGACGTTTTGCAGCCATGCACGGCCACGGGGGTTCTTGTCTTCAACCAGGTCAAAGGGGTAGCTCAAACCGTGGCGTGCAACCATGTCGATCTGGTCAGGTGCAGACGGATTGCGCGTCACCTGGGTGTACTTGGTCTCCTTCATGCGGGCCAAGATTTCGACATACTTGCGCTTCACGGTTGTGGGCACGCCCCTGATCAAGGGTTGATTCATGCCGTTGCAATTGACAACGACATGGTTGGGTTGATTCTCATCAGTGGTCGAATGGACCATGACGGTTACCAGCTCGTTCATGAAAGCCTCATCGGCTGCGAGCTTGCTGAAATCGCGCGACTCGGCCACGGTCTCAATGACCGGTTCGTCGTCGATGATTTCCATTCCTTGGACGGTGTTTTTCTTACTTGCCATCTTTATTCTCCAGGGGGTTAAAAATCCAAAAAGCAGACCACCCGAAGGCGGTCTGCATAAACTCTTCTAGGAAGAGGATGACAACTTACAGGGCCGAGCCAGGCATGACCATGCAGTCGTAATAGGCACCGGTGATGCCTGTTGCGCTGAGGTCGGTAGTGGCTGGGGTGAACGTAGCAGACGAGCTGGTAGTCACCTTGATCAAGCCAACCAAAGTGGTGTTGGCGGTAGTTTGTGTAGGCACAGGGCAGGGATCGCCAGCGGCAACGATAGGACCTTGTGTGGTCGTAATGGTGCCGGAGGTGTTGATCCACACGCCGAACAAACAAGCCTGGCTGTTAGCCAAGGCAGTGCCTGTGCTGAATGCCAAGTTGTCGGTTGCGCCCTTAGACTTGAACACACCGTTGTTGGTGAAGGCCAAGGTGTTGGTGGTTTTGAAAGTGGCGCTGTTGGTGCCCTCCGCCAAACCGGCGGCGGTCAGAGAAGCAAAGCCACTGTTGACTTGTTCGATGTTGTATGACATGGTGAGATTCCTTAAAGAAGGTTAGGAGACTGTGGCCGAGAACGGAGTTGCTTCCGTGCCGGTGGCTTTGGTATGTACCTGGACCAGATACGTACCTGCGATTGCGTCAATGACTTCAATGACGTCACCAGCGTATCCACCCAACGAAGTACCGTTGAGGGTGATGGTGTCATCGGTGGCGGCAGTGGCATAGCCAAGTACCGCAGCAGCGCCGTCGCTGATCACGTATGCGCGGCCAGACATGACATCAGTAGCATTGCTCACCTTGATGGTGGTGCTGTTTGATGTGATGGTTGTGCCGATCATGAATCGATACACCGAACCGGTGCCGGTCGCGTTTGGCAGTATGACTGCACAACCTGCGGCGGCATTCAAAACGATAGTTCGACCTGCGTGCGTGTCGCGAGTACATGTCAGGGTTGCGCCGGTAACCGCGACGGGTGGGGTGGCTTCCACCGCACCGATCATGTCACCAGTTAACTTCCCGTCGTTTAAGAGGCTGTAATAAGCTGCATTGCTCATGGTGTGTTCCTTTGGTTAGACGGGGCGCTGGATTAACCAGCACCCCTGATCATTACAGAGCGGTCACACCGGCTTCGATACGAGCCATCCAGGCGTCGTTCAAACGCACGGTAGCAAACCAGGTCGAAGCACCCACGTAGCCGAATTGGCCCAATGGGTTAGCGTGGTTGGTCTGAGATGCTTTCAACACCACAGGCTTGATGGCAGACATGCCCTTCAATGCGACTTGGCCCCATGCGTCTTCACCGATAACGATGAAGGGGTACACGTCGACGTTGGCAGCGCCAACAGACAACATGCCGCTTGAACCAACGGAAGCACCGGCAGCAGCGAAGGACTTCAACAGCGGAGAGCTGACGAAGCGGAAGTCTTCACATGCGCCAACTTCACGGTCGTGAATAGGCTTGAATGAACCGTACTCTTCCACGCGGGTAAAGCCTGGCAGGTTACGAATGTCGCTCACTGCGTCTGTGTGGCAGAACACCACATAGGCAGGTTGCACAGCTCGTGTACCGAAGTTCACGCCAGGAGCCAAACGGCTGGTGACGCGGCGGCAACGGTTTGATTCCAGGGTACGGGCAGCTTTACGAATTGCATTCAAGCTGATCGCTGTGTTGATCGCAGAGCGGCTAGAGCCGTTTGCGTAGATCACAGTAGAGCCAGCCTTCAACACGCCGTAGCGAACCAATTCCATCACCTCAGCCAGGGTCTCGCCAGTCAGCTTGACCATCTCGCCGGGGATGTCATCTTCGTACAACTGCTCAGTTTTAGAGCTGTACTTGAACAACACGCCGTACTGCTGGAG